TTTGCGTTATTCGGCAATTCACCGCGTAACGCCTGACTTAACTGTGCCGCGTCATACGTCACCGCCAAGCCGTTTTCAGAAAACGCTTTTGCGCCCGTGAAATTTTCTCTCTCTGCGAGTTCAAGACACGCTCTCTGAATCCAATTCTCGTGTTTGGGTAAAACCTCGTCATAGTGAGTTATCGACTTGTATATTGCAGTTGCAGACGATATTAAAAACGCAATATCGTCCTCGTCATAATTAGATAATCTTTTTGCCAAGAACTGCTCCGTTGTCATAATATCGTCTGCTCCTTTAATAATTATTCGTCGTCGGGTTCGATTTCAGCCTTAGCCTTTTTCTTGCCCTTTGTTTCCTTTACAGGAAATTCAGCGTTTGCGATTCTTTCAGCAAAAAATCTGTTAATTCCGCTGTTTGAAAATACACCGTCAATCTTTTTCGGTATAGGCATAGGCGACTTAAATTCGCAGCTTACACCGTCAGGGGTGATTTCGCAAGCGTACATTTTGCCCTCTTTTGTATTTACAAAATAAGGCTCGTTCTCGTGTACGATATAATACATATCAACACCTCATTAGCCGTTAGTCTTAATAGCTGCAAGCGGGATAACCTTCTCGTCGAACGCAAGCGACCAATTAGCAGTAGTGCCAAGCTCGGCAGTTGTCGGGCTCTCGGTTGTAATGCGTGAGAAGTCGAGTGAGAAGCCGTTGGGGTGAAGTACGTACTGCTGCTTCTCGTAGAAGGCGTCAACGCCGCCGTTGGTGAGCGGGTCATAAGCGCTGTAATAAGGATTTTCGATAGGTCTGTTATAGCCTCTGAAGAGTCCACGACCTGCAAAAATGGTCGTATATACGGGATAACCCGTAACAGAAGTATCAACAGTGCCTCTGTCGTCAACGCTTACAATCATACCGTTCCAAATGGGAAGTACGATTTCCTTTGTAATGCCTGCCGGGTCGGTGTACTTTGCAAAGTCGATAAGCTGAAGTGCCTTAAGTCTTGCATATACAGCCGAGTGCATAATTACAAGCGAGAAACGGTCAGCCATATCGCCGCAAGCAAGCTGAGTGGTCTCTACTGCGCTTTCAGCAGAGATTTTGTTTGCGTCGGTAATGTTGCCCGTGGTGATTGAGATTGTGTTAGTGTGATTGGTAAAGCCTGTTGCACCAAGCACACCGCCGAGAGATGCCATAAGGTCGCCCTGTCTTACCTGCTGCTCATAGCCGTTAATCTTATTAGCAACGTCCTGAATAGGATTAGCGCCTGTAAGCTCTTTGGTAAAGGTGTCGTGCGACCACGAAGCCATACGGCTGATAACCATAAACGACTGCTTACCGCCTGCGAGAGCGTAAGGAGTGTTGTTACCTGTGCCGTCATAGTTACGGGGTGCGTAAGTGTTTGTGTCAAGCGGAAGGTAGAAAGGCATAGTGCCTACGTTACCCTTTTCACCGATAAGCTCACCGATTGTCGCATCATTCTCAACGATACCTGAAAGAATGATTGCGTTCTTGTACTTAGGAAGTTCCTGCATATAATCAGAGAATACTTCCGGGTCAAAGTAAAAACCTTTGTTAAGTCCTGTACCTGCCATAGTTAATTGCTCCTTATTTTATTATTTTTTAGAGTTTTTAAGCATTTCGTAACGAGCAGGGTCAGTGCGTTTAAGCTCTGTGAGTTCGTCGAGGGTCATTTCGCTAAACGATTTTTCGGGAGCAGGTTTACCGCCGTCAGGTGACTTGAAATCCTTTAACGCTTCCTCTTTTGCCTTTTTAACCGCAGCCTCGCTGTTAGCTTTCATAAGCTCAACGATTTCCTTTGCGGTGTCCGGGGTTACGGAGGACGATAAGGTGTCAATCTGTTCGTCTGCAAGTCCAATTATAGCAGCCATAGTGCTTGGAGCAGCCTCACAAGCCTTCTGCATAGCCATAGCACGCTTAGAAACGAGTTTCAGACCATCTTCGAACGAGAGTGCACCGGCAGCTACGAGGGCAGAGAACTCACCGAGTGAGTGTCCGCCTACCATATCAGGCTTGAAAGCGTCGCCCATGCAGATAGCAGAGATTACGCTGTGGAGGAATACGGCTGGCTGAG